ACAATCAACAGAGAGATGGAATGACCACGCTCGCAGAAGAGGTATTGGACGAACAGCTACAGGAAACACAGCCACTGGTTAAAGATGGGGAGGAAAAAAATTTTGCTTCCCAACTACCTGAACCAAAAGGCTATAAACTTCTGATCGCCCTTCCTGAAATTGAAGAAAAAACGGAAGGTGGCATCATTAAGTCTGTGCAGACCCAGCACGAAGAGAACATCTCCACCATCGTTGGATGGGTGATGGCTATGGGTCCAGATGCGTATGTGAATTTTTCACGATTCCCTAGCGGTCCCTACTGTGAAGTTGGTGACTGGGTGCTATTCAGGGCATTTAGTGGCACACGAATCAAAATTCACGGCAGAGAATTTCGACTTATTAACGATGACACTGTAGAGGCGGTCGTAGAAGACCCCAGAGGCGTGGAAAGGGCTTAACATGAGTGAAGAAACCGGACGCATGGCTGACGAAGATAAGTTTCTGGGCGTAAGAACAACAATTGAACCGCCTGCAAAAGCCCCAGAGAATGTTCAACAGGACTTGGACATTGAAGTTCTTGATGATCGGCCAGAAGACGACCGCAGACCGACTGCTGACACTGCGGGCAACGAGTCTGAAGATGACGATGTCGCAACTGATGCGGAAATTGCTCAGTACGGAAAGCGGGCACACAAAAGAATTAAAAAGTTAAAGTGGGAGTACCACGAAGAACGTCGGGCCAAAGAGCGACAAGAACGGTTAGCTGACGAGGCTGTCACTTACACCAAAACACTCCAGACAGAAAACCAACGTTTACTTAAGCTGGTACAAGACTCACAAAAAGCCCTGAACGAACACAGTAAGTGGGGTGCAGCAAATGCTGTTCACATAGCCGAAGCTCAATTCAAGCAGGCGCATGAATCAGGGGATGCTGAACAGATTGCCGCAGCACAAAAGGCTTTGACGGAGGCACAACTAAGGGAAGCATCCTCAGCAAATGTGTCTCAACAGGTTTTAGATAACTGGAAGCAACAGGTTATGCAGCAAGACCGCGAACAACGCTCCCAGTACGTTGAGCAACCTGCGCAAGAAGCCCAAGCTGACCCACAGGCATTAGAGTGGTCACAGGAAAACCCTTGGTTTGGTAATGACAAGGAAATGACAAGCTTTGCATATGGTGTTCATGAGAAGTTGGTAGGTGAAGACGGTATTGACCCTAACACTCAAGAATACTATCAATTAATAGACAAACGTATGAGGGAAATATTTCCTAATTACTTCGGAACCGGCGAGTCAGGCTCTTATGAGCAAGTAGTTGTCGATTCTGCACCTCGCCGTAAGGTGAGTCCCGTGGTAGCACCGGCCACTAGAAACAGTGGGGCGGCTCCACGCAAAGTCACATTGACTCAGACACAAGTTGCTCTCGCGAAGCGGCTGGGCCTAACACCCCAGCAGTACGCAACACAGCTAATCAAGGAAAGAAACTAATGGCTGACGAACGCGCTCCACGGGAACCAAGAGAACTCGAAACTCGTGAACTAGAGGCCAGAGACAAGTCTTGGGAACCCGCATCAATTTTGCCTGACCCGACGCCACAGGATGGTTGGGTATTTCGGTGGATAAGAACTTCAATGGTAGGCAATCTCGACAACATGAACGTGTCAAAGCGTTTTAGAGAGGGCTGGGAACCAGTGAAAGCCGAAGACCATCCTGAACTTCAGATCATGAGCGATCATAAATCTGAGTGGGCACAGAAGGGCGGAATTGAAGTAGGCGGACTGCTACTCTGCAAAGCACCGCAAGAGTTGGTGGATAAAAGGCGGGCTTACTACAAGAGCCACGCTGAGTCACAGATGGCAGCAGTTGACAACAATTACATGCGTGAGAACGATCCAAGGATGCCTGTTCTTGCGCCAGATCGAAAAACTCGCGTAGCGTTTGGCGGCGGAAGCCGTTAAGCGTTACACACTACTTTAACCCAACTTAGACTGACATGGCTACTTCAGCTTCACCTTACGGTGCGCGGCCAATCGGTACCCTTAGTGGGTCAGGTTCATGGACTGGCAAAGTCCGTCACCTGCCAATCGCTAGTGGGTATGGAACCGCCATCTTCAATGGTGATTTCGTGAAGTGTGTCGCAGACGGTGACATTGAAAAAGACACCGGCACGACTGCGCTCACTACATGCGGAATCTTTGTGGGTTGCTCATACACGCCAAACACAACGAATCAGAAGACCTTCAATACGCAGTGGCCTGCGTCTACGGTCGCCTCTGATGCGATGGCTTACGTTATTGACGACCCATTTGTTGTATTCCAGATGCAGGGCGATGAAGCACTGAACACCACAGATCGCGGACTAAATGCCGCTGTAGTTCAGACTGCTGGTAGCACTTCGATTGGAAAGTCCAAGAACGCTTTGGATGCTTCAACACCAGCTACCACAAACACGCTTCCCCTCCGGATCCTCGACTTTGTCGATGGACCAATGAGCCTTGCGCCGGACGGAACGACTGCAAGTGATGCCTTCCCCGACGTTATTGTGAAGTTTAATGCAGCGTCGAGTGGGTCAGCCTCCAATCACCAGTACCTCAACGCCACTGGCTTGTAAGGAGATTGATCAATGGCTATTTCACGCGCACAACTCCTCAAGGAACTACTACCGGGACTTAACGCTCTCTTCGGAATGGAGTATGCTCGTTATGACGACGAACATACTTCGATCTATGAGACGGAAAGCTCCAGCCGTTCTTTCGAGGAAGAAGTAAAGCTTTCGGGCTTCGACGCAGCCCCCGTCAAAGACGAGGGATCTGCAATTTCTTACGATGCTGCACAGGAGAGCTTCACGGCTCGCTACAACCATGAGACCATCGCCATGGGCTTCGCCATTACGGAAGAAGCCATGGAGGACAATCTCTATGACTCCCTGTCGGCTCGTTACACCAAGGCTTTGGCTCGCGCCATGGCCCACACCAAGCAGGTTAAGGCTGTTGTTCCTTTGAACAACGGATTTACCAACGCCTACCAAGGCGGAGATGGTGTAAACCTCTTTACAGCAGAGAGCGATGGCGTAACAGGTGGTGACGGTCACCCACTCGTTTCGGGTGGTAAGAACTCAAACCGCCCAGCTACGGCTGCTGACCTCAACGAGACTTCTCTTGAGGCTGCTGTAATTCAGATTGGCAAGTGGACGGACGAGCGTGGTCTAATGATCGCTGCACGGCCCCAGACACTTGTGATCCCGCCCGACTTGCAGTTTGTCGCGGCACGGGTCATGCAGTCTGACCTTCGCCCCGGAACGGCTGACAACGACATCAACGCTGTGCGTTCGATGGGTGTTGTACCGGGCGGAACCGTTGTGAACCATTATCTCACAGATACGGACGCATGGTTCCTGCTTACGGATGTTCCGAACGGCATGAAGCACTTCAATCGTGTTGCACTTGAGACGAGCATGGACGGTGACTTTGACACCGGAAACGTTCGCTACAAGGCTCGCGAGCGGTACAGCTTTGGAGTTTCCGATCCCCTAGGGATCTGGGGATCACCCGGAGCGTAATTTGGTTGGGGGTGGAAGCGCAATGTCGCTTCTGCCCCCTTCCTTGTTTTTTTCCTGACTACCGAAAACGGTAGACACTAGCCAAGACAGGAGAATGTAATGGCTGACACTACTTTTAGTGGTAATGTCCGGGCAGAAGGCGGTCTTGAGCAGGTAACCAAGAATGCTACGACTGGTGCATTTACCACAAATTTTGACGTAGACACTAGTGGTAACGTGTCGGGTACTGGTACGCTAAAGCTGACTGGTGCCACGAACATGGTCGCAGACTATGAGTCGATTACCACGGCAACCAAGACCCTAACAGCAGCCGACTCCGGCACTGTTTTTGGGTTTAACAAAGCAGACGGTATCGTAGTTACGCTTCCAACCCCAGCGGCTGGAATCATCTACACGTTTCTCGTAGAGACTACGTTTACGTCAGCGGGTCAGATTAAGACCGCCACGACTGACGGCACCGATGGCTTCTTGGGAACTGCCTTCCTGTTTGACACAGGAGAGATTGGCGAGACTGACAACTTCCACCCAGCGTCATCGAACGATGTTATTGATTTGGGTGCTGTTGAGCAGGGCTGGCTTACTGGTGGCTTCATCAGGCTTACAGGCGTTAACACGACGACTTGGTTTGTAGAAGCTTTCTTGATGGGCGATGGAACTCTAGCTACGCCATTTACGGACAGCTAGGATTAATTAAACAAGATAGGGTCACCCATCTATCTGGGTGGGTGACCAGATCTTCTGCTATGGGTAGAGCAAGACTCTTGTTCCCATAAGGAGATTTAGATGGCCGACGCAGTAACCTCGCAAACTCTGCAAGATGGCGACAAATCTGTCGTCATGAAGTTCACCAACATTTCTGATGGGTCAGGCGAAGCCGCCGTCAAGAAGGTGGACGTTTCCGCGCTTCAGGCTCAGTCGGGCTCAGGTGCCGCATGCACTGGAGTATCAATTCAGCAGATTTGGTACGAATGCAATGGCATGAGTGTCGATCTTCTATGGGACGCATCTACAGATGTGATTGCGTGGACCCTTAGCGGTTATGGGTTTTTCGACTTCAGGTCGTGTGGTCCCATCATTAATAACTCAGGCAGTGGTAAAACAGGCGACATCATGTTTACTACTACGGGTCATGCAAGCGGAGATCGCTATGCTATCGTATTGAAGATGGGCAAGAGCTACGAATAATGCCTTTTAAGAGTGATAAGCAGAGAAAGTATCTGTTCGCTAATGAGCCTGAAGTTGCTCGAAAGTTTAGCGAAAAGGCTTCTGGTGGCATGCTGAAGCGAGCCATAGCTAGTACGGTTCGTATGCCTGACTTAGCTCGTTTAAGGAGCGGAGGCGTGATAGGTACCGGATCTAAGTTGCCGGGTTCCTGCATGGACTCCAACACTAGGTCTTTGCAAAAATTCAAGGATAGTTGACATGGCTACCAAGAAAAGAGCTTTGACGAAAAGGCAGAAAGACACGCTTGCAAAACATAAGAAGCATCACACTGCAAAGCATATGGCGTTTATGCGTAAGAGCATGAGGGCTGGGGCTAGTTTTACAAAGGCTCATAAAGATGCTATGAAGAAGGTGGGCAAGTAATGGCTACCTCCGGAACAGCAACTTTTAATTTAGAAATTGCAGAAGTTATAGAAGAAGCCTTTGAGCGGTGTGGCTTGCAAAGCAAGACAGGTTACGACATTGAGACTGCCCGCAGATCTTTAAACCTTCTTAGTCTTGAGTGGGCAAATCGCGGACTAAACTTTTGGTGCGTAGAACAGGGCACGGCTAGCACTGTGGCGAGCACCTCGACTGTAACGCTACCAGCGGACACAGTAGACCTAATTGAGTACTGGATCCGCGATGGCACAGGCACATCTCAAAACGATCTGCCGCTATCACGCTTTAGTGTGTCACAGTATTCAACAATTCCCAACAAGCTTACTGAAGGCCGTCCAGTAAACATATTCATAGATAAGCAGCGAGCCGCACCAGTTGCCTATCTATGGCCTACTCCAGACAAGGTCTACACGTTTGCGTATCAGCGCATTAGGCGCATCGAAGACACTGGATCTGTAGGCTCTACTAACCCTGACGTACCTGCACGTTTCTTACCTGCACTAGTGTCAGGGCTTGCATTCAGGATCTCGCAAAAGTATCCCGAAGCGTTTGTACGCTCTGGGGAACTGAAGCAAGAGTACGAGTTTCAGTGGGACTTAGCTCAACAAGAAGACCGCGACAGGGCCTCCGTACACTTTGTACCCGGAGGCTATTGATGGCACGTTTTGCTAACGGTAAATACGCTTTTGGTTTCTGTGATCGCACCGGCTTTAGATACAAGCTGAAGGACTTGGTTCCTCAAGTGAGAGCAGGTCGAATGACTGGCTTAATGGTTGGACGCGACATGCTTGACGAAGACCAGCCTCAGAACTTCTTAGGTAGATTAGGCGACTACGCAGACCCACAAGCGTTGAGGGATCCCAGACCTGACATCTCGCAAGACACTAGTAGGCGGTTGTTTGCGTTTGACCCTGTCGGGAACGGAGACAGTGGCGGTGCCGGAAACATTATTGCTCACGCCAAGGTGGGCAGTGTGACGGTGACGACATGAACTACACAGAATTAACTGCGGCAATCAAAGATTACACCAACAACACAGAAACAAACTTTGTTGCTGCAATCCCTACCTTTGTTAAACAGGCAGAACAACGCATTTACCGATCCGTAAACTTACCTGTAAACAGAAAGAATGTTGCAGGAAACATGACGGATGGAAACGCTTACTTAACAATGCCTACAGATTTCTTGTTTCCGTTGTCACTGTCTATAACAAGCAGTAGTAATCAGTCGTTTTTATTGAATAAAGATGCAAACTTTATCAGGTCAACATATCCCAACGCGGCGACCAAAGGCACTCCTAAATACTACGGAGTCTTTGATGTAGACACGTTTATTATTGGTCCTACACCTGATGCAAGCTACACAACAGAATTGCATTATTACTATCAACCAAGCTCTATTGTTACTGATAGCACTTCTTGGCTAGGAACAAACGCCGACACGGTGTTATTGTACGGAGCGTTGATTGAAGCGTACACCTACATGAAAGGTGATGCAGACATGTTGCAATTATACCAACAAAGGTACGCAGACGGGCTCACGCTGCTTAAGATGCAGGCCGAAGGCAGGATGACTGGTGATGAGTACCGCGATGGTATGATAAGGCAGATGCCAGCTTAATGTTTGATCTTGAATCTGGCGTTGGAAACGTAACGGTCACTACGAGCGCAAACGGCAACCTTGGCCCAAGTCATTGGGCTGAACGAGCCGCAGACACAATTGTATCTGTTGGCAGTAGCGCACATCCTGCTATTGCCGAACAGGCCAAGGCGTTCAAATCTTATATACACAAAGCAATTCAGTATTACATATGGGAAGCGATCAAAGAGGATCGCTCCAAGGTTGTTACCTTGCTGAGGTCAGCGGGCCATAGTGACTTAGCAAATTCGGTGGAGAAACTTTAATGGCTATAACACAAGCGATGTGTACTTCGTTTAAGAAAGAGTTGCTGGAAGCAAAGCACAACTTTCTTAACTCCGGCGGTAACACTTTTAAAATTGCTTTGTACACAAGTAGTGCTTCACTGGGTGCTAGTACGACAGCGTACACGACAAGCAATGAAATCAGTGGCACCAACTACACAGCAAAAGGAAACACGCTAACGAGGGTAGACCCTTCAAGTAGCGGAACAACGGCCCTAACGGACTTTGCAGACACTTCGTGGTCTACTGCAACGTTTACGGCTAGGGGTGCATTAATCTTTAACGAAGACACCAGCGGAGATACGTCTGTGTTGGTGTTAGATTTTGGTGCGGACAAGACGGCCACGGCGGGCACGTTTACGATTGCTTTCCCAGCAGCGGATGCGAGTAATGCGATAATTCGCATAGCCTAAAGTGGCAAATGTAACAGGCTGGGGCCGGGGGACTTGGGGTTCTGGCACATGGGGTGAACCCATACCTGTTGAAGAAACAGGTGTAGTAGGTACGAGTGCAGTAGGATCTGTTACGGTAACAGGCGATGCTAACGTTACTGAAACAGGGGTATCAGGAACTGGTGCGGTAGGAAGTGTAACCGTAACAGCAGATGCAAATGTTGCTCCTACGGGTATAGCAGCAACAGGAGCAGTAGGAAGTGTTACAGTAACAGGAACGGCAAATGTTACTGTGACAGGTGTAGCTGGGACGAGCGCGGTAGGTTCAGTAACAGTTACGGCAGATGCAAACATTACAGTTACTGGGTTAACAGCCACGGGTGCCGTAGGCTCAGTAACAGCAACTGGCGGGACCGGAGTAACGGTAAGTGTGGCGGGTGTA